ACCCCCAGATCGCTAGCCGCGATCCCGATAAATGGCCCGAGGTCTACGAGACGCGGTACACCAGCATCGACGAAATCAGTCTTATGTATGGGTCGGCTGCGGCCGAAGAGATCAAACAGGCAGGTCAAGGCGCATTTCTGTGCCCGGAAGATCGGTATGAGGAGCGGCTGCTCTCGAATCGCATCGACTTGTCAGCACCGACCGGTTTCGACCTTAATCGCTCGCCAGATGCCCAGAACTACCTAAAGACGCGCCGGCTGATCGAGCGACAGTACCGCGTCAATAAGTACAAGAATTTCTTCGTCGAGCCGTCCACCGGCGACATGTCGGAAGTACCGGAGAACTGGGACCGTAACCGCGTGGCCGCGATGGTCGAAGCCGCCGGTGTGCAGGTCATTAAGCGCCGTTGTTCAACCATCCGCTGGATGGTGACGTGCGACCGGTTCGTCCTGCATGACGAGGATAGCCCGTACAACCATTTTACCATCGTGCCGTTCTTCCCCTGGTTTGTTGACGGTTACACCATGTCGATGGGCGAGAACCTGGTCGACATGCAGCGCATGATGAACAAGCTGTATTCCCAGTACCTGCACATCCTGAACAGCGCAGCGAATTCTGGCTGGAAGGTCAAATCGGGCACACTGCTTAATATGACTGAGGAAGAGCTGGAAACGAAGGGCGCCAAGACCGGTCTGATCGCGGTTGTCAATGATATGGCTGGCCTGGAGCGTATCGAGCCCGGTACGCTGCCGGCAGGCCACGATCATCTGGCGTCAACCGTGCGCGCGATGTTCGACGACGTGTCCGGTTACACCCAGACCATGAAAGGCGCGGACCGTGCTGACGCCGCTGGTAAGGCGATCGACGCGAAGATTACCCGCGGTTCGGTCAACCTGGCCACAGCCTATAACGCGATTTACCACGCCAAGACCATGCTCGCCGAGCGCACGCTGGACCTGGCGCAGACCTATTACACCGAAACGCGGTATGTGCGTATCGCCGACGGCAGCGGCCAGCCGTCGACTGGCACCACGCTAAACCAGCCAACTCCCGAGGGCTCGTTCCTCAACAATATCTGTGTCGGCAAATACATGGTGTCGATCGTCCCGAGCACGCAGCGCGAGACGGTGGATCAGAACGCGTTCGACCAGTTGGTGAAGATGCGCGAAGACCTGGGCGTCAAAATCCCGGATAGCGTGCTCATCCAGTACAGTGCCCTGCCAGACAAGAAGAATGTCCAGACGGCGATCCAGAACGCGGGCGGTACGCCGCAGCAGCAGGCGCAGGCGCAGCAGCTGGAGCAGCAGATGCAGCAGGCCGAGCTGGAAGACAAACAGGCCAGCGCCATGAACTCGCGCGCCCAGGCCGAGCTGGCCATCGCACGGTCGGGCAAAGCCAACGCCGACGCACAGTCCGATCCGAATGCGGCGCGGCTGCAGATGGATCAGGCCCGACTCAACGCCGAGCAGAACCGCGACGATCAAGCCAACCAGTTGAAGCAGCGCGGGCAGGACATTGACGCGGCGACCAAACTGACTGACATTGAGTTGAAGCACCAACGCGAGTCCAAGAAAATGGAACTCGACGCAGCAGCAAAGAAAACCCAAGCGGCAGCAAAACCAAAAGCCGCCCCCAAGTCAAAACAGCCACGCTAGAGGAAATGATCCATGGCCGCAAAAGATGGTGGTAACCCGGGCGATGCAACGATCGATCTGTCAAAGGTTGAGAAAGGGGCAGGCGATGGGCTCGCGGCGTCCCTAACGGACGTCGATAAGATGGATTTCGGCGACGAAGTCACCGAAGAGACACCCCTTACTGAGAAAGATCCGTCGAAAAAGGCGCCGGCTAAAAAAACCAAGGTCAAAGAAAAAGAGGCAGTCGTCGAGGAACCGGTCGAGGAAGAGGAAGAAGAGTCCCCCGACGCAGAGGACGAAGAGGAAGAGGAGGAGACCGACCCGGTCGTCGAAACTCCACCCGCCACAAAAAAGCCCGAAGTCAAAATGGTACCGCAGGCGCGCATGATGCACGTCAAGGCGCAGCGCGATAATCTGGAAACGCGTCTGGCCGAAGCCAATGCGCAGCTGGAAAGTCTCAAGCAGTCCACGGGTAACGCGAAGAACGCTCAGCAATACGAAGAGCAGATCAGCAATCTGTACATCGAGCTGGAAAAGAAACGCGCCGAAGGTAACGTAGCTGAATCTGCCGCGTTGGCGCGTCAGCTGGATCGTATTAAGGATGACGCCAACAAGCGTCAGGCCCAGATGATCTCGCAGATTGAGGCGCGTAACCAGCTGGAACAGCGGGTTTACGATGCTGTCGTGGCCCAGTTGGAGCTGGCTGACCCACGGGTCAACCCGGATTCGGACGAGTTCGATCAGGACCTGGTTCGTGATATGGACTCCATGACCCGCGGTTACGAGGCGCAGGGCACACTACCGTCCGAAGCCCTGAAGCGGGCCGCTACCCGCATTCTGGGTAAGGACGTGTTGTCGGACCGGAAGAGCCTGCGCGAAAAACAGCCTGAGCCAAAAAAGACCGACCTGAAGAAGAACCTCGACGCGGCCAAGAAAATCCCGCCGTCGTCAACCAGTGAAGAGCGCACTGAAAAGGCGCAGTCGTTGAAACCGTCAGCAATGACGCGCGATGAATTCGCCAAATTGCCAGAAGCGACCCAGCGTCGTCTCATGGGTGATGAACTCGAATAAAAACTGTTGCGTGGTTGTAAACGTTCGTGTAACGTGCGGGGCGCATGGTTCATCATGCCGCCCCGCGCTGCGTTAATGCCGATTCGTCTCCGCCGAAGGACGTAAAACTTCAGTGCCGCGCCCGTGCTGCGACAACGCCGATTCCGCTACGTCTTGAGCGTTTACCGAGACACAACTCCCCCTAGCATTTTTGTCCACATCGGACAGAGGAATCGGCAATGGCAACTACCAACTTTGCACGCCAGACTGACGAGCAGAAGACCGCCTGGTCGCTCAAGTTTTGGCACAACTACCGCAACAAGATGTTCCTGGGCAACTTCACAGGCACGTCCCCCGATAGCATGATTCAGCGGATCGACGAGCTGAAGATGTCGGAAAAGGGCGCACGCGCTGTGATCACGTTGGTCCCCGACCTGGTCGGCGACGGTGTGGTCGGCGACAGCCAGTTGGAAGGTAATGAGGAAGAGCTGAAGTCCGCCGATCAGGTGATTCGCATCGACCAGATGCGCAACGGTAACCGTCTGGAAGGCCGCATGGCTGACCAGAAGTCCGTGGTGAACTTCCGCAACAACTCAATGAACACCCTGACCTACTGGATGGCCGATCGTTCCGATCAGCTGGCCTTCCTGACCTTGTCGGGCGTGTCATACAGCTTCCACAACAACGGCGCACCGCGTATCGGTTCGGCGTTCCCGGGTCTGGAATTCGCCGCTGACGTCACACCCCCGACGTCCGGCCGCCACTTCCGCTGGAACGGCACGAACAAGGACCTGGAAACTGCGAACACCGCGTCCATTGCTGCGACCGACCTTCCTTCGTGGGAAATGCTGGTCGACATCAAGGCGCAGGCTGTCGAGAGCATGATCCGCCCGATTCGGTCGGAAGATGGTATCGACGTGTACAACGTGTTCATGACCGCCAATGGCATCGCGGCTCTCAAGAAAGACCCCAGCTTCATGGAAGTCTGGAAGTGGGCGCAACAGCGCGGCGACGAGAACCCGTTGTTCAAGGGTACGCCGCGTGCCGGCACCAAGGGCATCTTCATCGACGGCCTGAACATCCTGGAGTACAAGCACGTCTTCAACACCACTGGTGCCGCGTCTGGTTCCAAGTGGGGTTCGGGCGGCACGCAGGATGGCCAGCGCGTACTGCTGTGCGGTGCGCAGGCACTGGGCTTCGCCGACGTGATGGGACCGAAGTGGGTCGAGAAAGACTTCGACTACGACAACAGCCCGGGCATTTCGGTCGCCAAGATCATCGGCATGCTGAAGCCGCAGTTCCCGTCCGCCCTGACCGGCGTCACCGAAGACTTCGGTGTTATGTGCATCGATACGGCCATCTAAGAGGATATTCCCATGCCACTTCCCTCCACCGCAGGCCCGCGTTACTGGGTGGGCCGCCAGTACGGCCTGGATATCCTGGCTGACTACGGCGCTGGCACCAACGACATTGCCGATGGTGTCATCATCAATCTGCCGCCCAATTCGCTGTTGGTTTCGGGCGCGGTCAACGTGCAGACGGTTTTCGGTGGCACCTCACCGATGCTGACGGCCGTTGACAACTCCGCCACACCGTTGTCGCTGTTCGGCAACGTCGCAGCTGATGCCGTCGGCATCACTGCGGCGCTGACGGCCGGCGCTGATGTGTTCTACCCGTTCGGCGCCACGATCACCATCAAGGTGGCTGGCGGCACGGTTACCCCCGGTCTGGCCCTCGTTCGTCTTTCGTACCTGATCAAGGATCGCGAAAACGAGGTCTATACGGTCGGCGCGTACCCGTAATAAGAGTTCTGGCGTGGCTGCTAGGCTTGGGGGTGGGTCTCCACCCCCTTTTTTTCTAGCAGCCTACGACTGGAGCCAGTAATATCTCCATCAGCCACCACCAGTAGAGGATTACACGCATGCCACTCGAAATGACGGCACCGCGCAATTACACCCTGCGCACGAAGTCGGGTCACACCATCAAGTTTCTGGCAGGACAGCCGCAGTTCGTTCCTGACGAAATCGTCTCCGAAGCCCTGGCGGTTAATATTCTGCCGGTGGAAGGCGGCGTGATTCGCGACACGGACGACAGCGGTAAGGGTGTACAGAAGGTCATTATCACGGGTTTGTTGCGCGACGCGATGCTGCTACGTGCCATTGACGACATCATGCGGGAAAACGACGTCGAGAACTTTGACGCCGGTAGCCGCCCGAAGGTCAACGTGATCAACGACCGCAGTGGTCTGGGTATTACCGCAAAAGAGCGTAGTGACGCCCTGGAGAAGTACCGCAAGATCAAGGCGGAGCAGGACGAGCTGCCGACACATAAGGCGCTCGACACCGTTCTTGCTGTGCAGTCCCTCAACACACCGAGTGACTTCAAGGAATACGCGTTGCTGCTGGAAGTACCACAAGAAAAGCTGACGGGTCTGTCGCTGCGCGAGCAAAAGCAGGTGCTGCTGGCTAAAGCTATCCGGAGCTAACCATGGGCGTTGTGACCACGACCGATATCGTCAACCGCTTCCGATCGGAAGTCGATGACATCATTCGTGGCACCGGCGCCAATGCAGACAACGATGTCTTGTGGAAGTGCGGCGAAGTCGACGGCTATCTCAACGAAGCCGTCAACCAGGTCGCCACCGAAACACTCTCGTTATATAAGACGTTCGACATCCCCTACCTCGCGGCAAACGGCCCCTACGTGCGTTTGCCGACGGGGTATGAGGTGCTCGATATTGATGTCATCTACCTGGTTACGGCGCGCCGTCTTATCACGGAGCGTAACGCTGTCGATCGTATTCACCACCACAACGACTACGGTTACTACGGTGGTGAAGAAGGTTGGGAGATCGCTACCGGTAAGCCGCGGCATTTCACCCGCGACTTCAAGATGAATCAGATTCGGCTATGGCCGGCCCCCGCACCGGATATGGACGACACAATGCAGATCACGGCGGTCATTGGCGCGGTGGATATGCAGCCAGGCATGCCGTCACCGTTCCAGAGCCCGAAGGATATTCGACTCATCCTGACCTGGATGAAGCATCTGGCTTACGGTAAGAAAGACGCCGATACGTTCGACGCTGACGCGACGACGCGCTATAAAAATGACTTCGAAAACGACGCCGCGAAGCGCAAATATGAATGCCAGCGCCTGCGCCGGGCGCCTTCTTCTGTCCGGTTTTCCTGGTAACGGCGATGGGGAACACCGCTTCCGACACCACCCAGGCACCGTTAACGTTTATCAAAGGGGTCGATAACCGCAGCAACGAGACCAAGATCGCCGCGGGTTATGCCCGTGCCGCCGACAATGTGGATATCGACCGCGACGGTACAGTCAGTGTTCGCGACGGCTACGCGCTGCTGACGTCACTCCCGGGCGCGCACTCGTGCTGGGCTGACGAAAGCCTCTCTTTCTACGCGTTCGTAGCCGATGCGACGTCGCTGTATCTCATAGGCCTCGACGGTACGTTGACGACGCTGGCCACAGGACTCGCTGGTACGGATGTGCATTACGCTCCGATTGGCGGCCGCATTCACTGGTCGAATGGTTACCAGACCGGTATCGTAACGGCGCACGGCGCAGCGACTCCATGGGGTGTCGAGACGCCGCTGCTCACTTTTGCGCTGTCAGCGTCCACCATCGGCGGTCTCCATGCGGGTCGCTATGGCGTCACGATGACGTTCGCCAATGCGGCGCGCGAAGAGGGCGGCGCACCCGATCCTGTCTATATCGACGTCGCCGAGGGCGGCGGCATCCTGATCACTTCCATTCCCGCCGCACTCGGCACAGGGGTGGTGAGCGCGCGGGTTTACCGCACAGACGCCAATGGCCCCGATTTCCTGTACACACAGAGTGCTACTCCTGGCGCTGGGCAGCTATTGCTTGGCACGCAGCAGCTCGGGCGTCTACTGACGACGCTGTTCAAGGATCGGTTTCCCGCCGCGCTGTATCTACTGGCGAAAGCCGGTCGAATCTTTGGTGCAGTAGGGCGCCGCTTGGTCTATTCCGACCCGTTGTATTACGGCTTGACTAACACCACGGACAATTTCCTCACCTTTCCCGACGACATCACCATGATCGCCGCGCCTGAATCGGCGCAGTTTGTCATGTACGTGGCGACGACGAAGAAGGTGTATATGCTCACCGGCGCGACAGTCGATACCGCGACACGTACGACGGTGGCCAACGTCGGTGCGATCCCTGGCTCCATGGCGATGATTCCGCCCGAAGAAGCGGCATTGGAGAACGTCGACACGCCGATACCGTTCTGGGTGGGCGGCGACGGTATCCCCTACGTCGGTACCACGGTAGGTGTTCAACCATTGAGCGCCCGATTCGTATATCCTATCTACGATAAAGCAGGCGCTGCGTTCCTGCAGGATGAGGGGCGCAGTCGTTATGTCGTATCTGGTCAAGGTGGCCGCACATCTGGATTGGCAGCTTCAGACAGCGCGGTAGCGACAGTATTCAACAACGGCGGCGGCGAATAAGGATGCTTCCTGAAAAAGTGCCCGAAAGTCAGATTACAGAGCGTCTCGCTGTTTGCCATGCTTGCGAGTTTCATGGCGTGGTACCAGTGATAAAAACAGAGATATGCAAGGCGTGCGGTTGCCCGCTCATCAACAAAACGAAGTTCCTGAAATCAACGTGCCCACGCGGCAAATGGTGATCACCATGCATATGCTCTCTCATCTCAAAGCCGAATTCGCCCGCGCCATGCGCAATTTCCGCTACGAGCGTGCGCCCGAGGGCCTGTACTTCACAGCGCAGAAAGCGCTCTTTGGCGGCGTTTTCTCCACCAGTGAAGACGACGGTCTGACCTGGGCGCCGTCAAAGAACACAGTGGCGCTCGAAGGTCTGGATGCGATCTTCACGTGCTTCTTTAACAACGGTTCGCCTCCGACAGCGTTCTATCTGGCGCCGTTCACGAATAACACGAACCCGTCTTCGGCGCTGACCGCGGCGACGTTCGCCGCATCGCAGTCCGAGTACACAGGCTACACCCAGACGACCCGCGTGCCATGGGTTCAGAATGGTGCGTCGTCTGGCCAGACGGTGAGCAATAGCAACGCACCGGGGGTATTCACAATCGGTGCGTCCGCTGTGACGATCACGGGCGCAGGTTTCATCGCATCAGCCTCGGCGAAAGGGGCAACGACCGGCGTTCTTATCGCCGCGGCGTTGTTCGGCGCACCGAATTCCCTGAATCCGGGTAGTACGCTGCAGGTGCAATACAGTCTGGCTGGCACGCCTGCGTGACGGCTTACGCCGGCGTATGGAGCGTCGTATCTGACGGACCCGTATCGCCGGCGGCAATGGCTGCTGCACGGAAGCTTGTTGGCAGTATGTTCGATATCGGCGGTATCCCGACGCGTTCGCTGCGTCTCGCTGATGGCACGACGATCGCCGCAATAATTGTCAACGGCATCCCCAAGGTAGTGATCAAGCAGCCGCAGGCAGTATTTAACGTGGTGAGCTTCCCAACGGCTCTATGGGTGCCCCGCGGTTTCGTGGTTTACCCGGCATGGCACAGCGAACCTTTCGGCGTGGGTCTACCGGTCATCCCGGACGGTAGCGCAGGGCCATACGACCCAACCAACCTCGCGCCTGGCTTGGCAAAAGCACGATGGACGGCAGGTGGTCCCTGTGGCGAGGTGCTTCTCAGCCCGGATTTAAATGCCGGATATCAGGCTAATAAGTTCGCTCTCCAGACCCCGCTGCTGTCGGATAAAACTAAAGGTCCGACATTCTCCTGGAGCGGTACCGGCGCCTACGATGCACGTACCCCGGACGGTAAGTGGTCGGCTTACCGCATGGAATTCGTATATTTCACGCAGCACTTTAGTGATGAGTCACCCGCTAATTGCCAGGCGTTGTTCGAAGCGGTGAACACATACCGTACTGGATTGAGTCTGCCACCAGTTAATCTCATGCCGCGTGGTTGGTACCACCCCGCACAGATCATGACGTCGATCATGCAAGCGGCCGGTGCGTCGACCCCAACGAACCCAAATTACCCGGCGACGTACGCTACACCCGCCGACCGTCTGACCAAAGAAGGCTACGGTGCACAGTGGTTGGGTCAAACATTCAGCAGTTTTAACCGTGATGACACGCCGCTGGCTTTTGAGTTCCTGCAGAATGGTGGCTCGGCTGCCAGCGTATTGTCTGCGTGGCTCGCTGATCCGACCATGACAACGCAGCTCCAGACGAATGAAGGCGCGGCGGTTATCAGCGACACTGGGTTTCGGGGTGGCTATTGGGCGTTCAATCTCATCGAGCGCACTCACTGGATCGAAGCTGGTAACCAGAGCTGGCAGAGCGCCGACACCGACTTACCACCCCTTTCATGGATGGGCTTCGCCAGCCTCAATCTGGCGTGGGAAACCTACCGCGCTACACTCAACCCCGACCCTACAACGCAACCCACTACACCGTTCCTATCAGCCGGCAACTTTATTGATAGCCATGGCGATTGCTGGCTTAAATACCCGCGTTCCGATACGCCGGGACTCGCGGATTACGAGCCGGCCATGAGCCGGCACATTTTTATGCGCGGTCGAGCGATCGCGTTGGCGCCGAATGGTGGCCTGGTGTGGGGTGCTACGTTGATCGCCAATGGCGCAAATGATCGGTTGGTGGCGCTCATTCACCACCCAGCCGATCAGCCGTCGGATGCAATGGCGAACGGTTCAACCCGGTATCTTCGCGTTTGGTGGTGCGATATCCCGACGCGCCCGAACCTGCGCGCTGCGCCGCAAGAGACAATTACCGGTACGGATTCGACAGATACATGGGGGTGGAAAGGCGGTGATTTACTGGACCTGGGCGTGATGCCCGACCCATCGAGCGGTTCACCGGCTAGTGGTTCGCCCAATGCGTTGAAGATGGCCAGTCAGTGGCGTTTCTCACCAGATGGCAGCAAGGCAATATGCTTACGCGATTACGCCGCATTCGCTGACTACGCGTCGATCTATGATACAGGTGGCGCGTCATTCGTCGTGCGGGCTTACTATGGCGCACGTCCACGCGCCGTAGAGCTGACGTTCGCGCTTAGCCCCACGGCTGTGACGACGACCGTTACGTTCCACGACTACACGGCTGGGTGGTCCACACCGTCACGGCCTATCGCCAAACCGCTGGATTGTACTGACAGCACGGGAACGGTGCAGCTTTGGGAATACACCACGGTGCCGGTAGCCGTCGATTACGACGCTAACGGTAATGTGCTGTACGCTTACTCGGGCTTTCTGGACGACGTGTTCGCGTCCGGCGATATGCGCTATGTGTATCTTGGGACAGGTTCCGCGAGCGTCGCTTACCCCACTGATCTATCATACCGCGCGCTGCTTGGCGCACAGGTCAAGACGGCATCGCAGAACGTTTTCCCCTGGACGTTCCAGATCGCTGACGTCGTAAACGGCGTCTATGCCAGTGAAGGGGGTATGCCGGCGTTAGCTTTCAACTCGGCCACTAGTGAACTGACATTCACTACGCCTCCATGTTTTCCCTTCACTACCGCGCTGGTCCACGATGTACGATTCTTTAGGACAGGAGCGTTGATTAGTGACACGTGGTACCCTGCGCCCGACGGTTTAGTGTTCACGTATCTCACCCCCTGTATCTACTTGCGATCGGGCTTCAGCGGTATTTTTATCGATCTCCCGCAGGCCATGTCGCGCACACTACAGCTGTTCGCAGCGACGCGTTTCGGCAAAAACATGACCAGCTATCAGCTGGCACCAGTGCCCATTGCGGCGGTGTATGTAGATGTTCCACCTAGCAGTCCCGACTGTAATTGCAATCTCGATATCAGCGCAGCGCTACGTTTCATGACGACGACCGAACTCTCCCCCCGCGGCGGCGGCATATCTTCTGACGTACAATTACCCGACGCCGATTGGCTGATCTACGCAAAGGTAGTATGAGATGACGATAGCTCTTTCCAACGCGCTCGCCACGACACAAACCGCGCTGCTGGCCAGTCAGCTGACTGGTGGGTTTATCCGTCTATTTGCCGGCACGCGTCCAACGACACCCGATCAAGCCGAAGTTGGTACCCTGCTTGGCATTGTGACCAACGACGGTGTGGCCGGTTCCGGCCTTCATTTCACTAGCGCCGGTGCTATTTTGCAAAAATCCACGGAGCCTTGGGTATTTTATGGCGTGGCTACCGGTACCGCTGCGTGGTTCCGAATCGTCCAACCAGGTGATACCGGCGCCGCGGATATGAGTGCTTTGCGCATCGACGGAGATATTGGCACAGTCGCCGGCGTCCCTGGCGATATGAACTGGACTGACACCGGGGTACTCACAGGTGTGCCGTATACGCTCGATCAATTCTTTTATCTCATCCAACCGGTAGGGCACTGACATGTCACTAAAATCAACGGGTTTGGCCACGTACCTGGCCGTTACTGGCAGCATGAAAGCAGGGCTGGACAGCGGTTTTCTCTATCTCTTCAGCGGTCCGGTACCGGTAAGCGCTGATGACGCGATCGACGGCAGCAGCGTCATGCTCGCCAAGATCAGTGTCAACGGCGACGGTGTAACGGGCCTGACGTTCTCGGCAACGGCGACAGGTGGTGTACTCACAAAAACGTCGTCAGAAGCATGGAGTAGCACGATTGCCGCAACCGGAACGACTACGTTCTACCGTTTTTGCGAAGCGAGCGATGCGGGAAGCGCCAGCAGCACTACGGCAAAACGTGTACAGGGTACGGTGGGTACGACGGTCGCCAGCGACGGCGTACTGACTAGCACGAGTCTCACAGCGGGCAACACGCAAACGATCAGTCTGTTCCAGATTTACTGATCGTATGCTTCTGAAGACCACCAATGATGTTTTTGTGCCGGCAGTGCCGGCGCAGGACTATCGCCCGTACTCGAAGACGTGCCCGGGTGGTAGCCCTGTGCCGCCGCAGGGTGCGAGTAAAACTGTGTGCGGTACATTAAGTGTGTATGTGTTTGTCGCCTTCGACACAGCAGCGAAGCCCATTAACGTAGCTGAGACGATCATCCAGTTGCCCGGTCTCCCACCTACCGTGTCGTGGTCCTCGTCCTGGGACACCGATCTGTCTACATCACTGCCGTTGCTCGTTTCTTCGATGCCTTACTGCGCGACGATCCAGGTCTACGAATGATCGACGTCCACATCATTTTGCGGACAGATACGCCACTGGCGTGGCGTCAGCAGTGCCTCGAAAGCGCCAGCAAAGCGGCCGTCATGGCCGGGTACCCCGTGTTTATCCACCCGGTCGACGCGGTGGCCGGCCATATCGGCCAGGCGCGGGCCAATGGCTACGCACAGGGATCGCAGTCCTTCGTTACCTATGTAGACGATGACGACTACCTCCTGCCGAATGCTTTTGCGGTGCTGAATGATGCACTGGCATCAACCCCCGATGCTATCTTCCCCGCTGAGCTCGCTCTACAGAACGGGCAGTTTTGCGATGGGCCTCAACGTCATCACCTGGCTGTGTATCGACGTGATCAGTTAATCGACCACACTGCCTGGGTGGTATGCGGCGACTTGGCGCAAATGACCGCGGCATCAAAAGGAACCTGTATCGACGTGCCAGAACGTGTCTATGTGCACCGTTTGTATCAGAGCCCAGGCCGCGCGCTGCGTCGCGAGCACCACGAAGAATTGAGGCGCGCCCGTGGCTAACATCCTTCTCGACGCTGCCAATTGGCGAGACCAAACGAGTCTGGCGATGCCGCCGGCGTGGTGGACTGGCACCACCTACGATTACATCGGTAACTCAGGCACCGGCCTCTACTATATCGGCGCGTCGATGGAATACCGCGGGACGGTGAACGCGGGCGACGTCATCAGCTTTTCGATCCTATCGACCAGCGCTGACCCGACGGAGTTCGATGTTACGGTCGACGGAACGCAGGTCTATTCACAGACCCTGGTTGCTGGAACGACTTATACGTGGAGCAGCACAGCGTTCGTCGGCGGCGAAACCGTCCTGGTTAATCTGGGCGCTGGTCAGTTTCTCTATTCGCAAGATGCGGTCCTGACACCTACCGACATCTCCGCCGACTTCTGGCAAGACTTCGTAGGCACGGTGGAGCTATGAGCGATTGCTACTTCGACGGTTCCGGTTGTCTCATCTGCCCTGAGCAGGAGGCAGCGCCAGCGGTACCTGCGCGCGTCGATCACCAGGTGGTGATCGGCTGGAATGCTGGCGCCAACAGCATTGCGGTGCAGGACGGAAATCTGCATGTGGTGGTCACGAATCAAGCTTTAGTCGCCGCAGTAGTGGTAGGACTCAAGAGCGACCGCGACCGTCAGACCGTACCCGATTTGATTGAACACGGTTGGTACTTCCAGTCGCTGGCCGGGGTCGGCGTTGCACAGGTGATTGAGCGCGGCGTGACAAAAACGATGGTCGCCGCCTATGACTTTTCAGATGCGTTCGAGCTTCGGCGTGTGAATGGTCTGGTGACTTACCTCAAGAACGATGCGGCGGTCTACACGTCTACTGTGCCCAGTCTTGGCTCGAAAGTGGTGAACAGCTGTCTCTACGCCAGTGGTGACAATGTATGAGCATCGTTTTTGAAGCCTATACTGACAATGACGGACAGGTAACCGCCAAGCTCCCCGCATCGGCATCCTTCACTGATCTGGCGAACTTCGTTCATGCCCAGCTGGGCCTGATCGGTTCTCTAGAAGGAAGTCAGAGCAACGACGGGGTTTTCAACGAGCTGCTGCCGCCGCTAAGCGGCGAGTTCTTCGATGCCGCTGGCGGCTTGGTGCGCGCTGGCCTTCCGCTTTCCGTGAACTGGTCGAGCAACGAGCTCGCGCCAGAACTGGCGATATTCAATACCAATCTGCCCTACCCTTCCACCTATTTCGTTGGCGCGCAGACTGGCGATGCGCAGGTCCACGGTGCGCTGATTCTTTCATCACTGCTGTCGAACGCTACGTCATTACTGCGCGCCAGTCTGTCACCGACGGTGTATTTCAGCGACGGGTACGTAGGCAACGATCGTGTGGCATTGCTGATCCAACAACCATCGATACAGTCATCCATGACACCGGGTATTACGGTGGCGCTGGCAGATAGTTTTGGCGGGGCCGATACCGCGATAGCTGCTTTCATCCACGCCATCATCGACATGTTCACCATGTCGGACACCTACACCACGCTGACGCATGCACTGCAGGCGCTACGCGATGGCATGTCGCTGCGCGACCTGGCCGTGCTCATTCATACGGCAGGGCTGCTGGATGCGTTCATCGCCAGCGCAGTGCTCAGCGACCGGGCGCAAGTCACGGTGTTCCTGAAAGACGCCGCCGCCTTCGACGATACCGCCAACGCCAAGAGTCAGATTCTCGCGGCGATCAGCGATGCGCTGTATGTCCACGTCACACTGACCACCGGGCAGGATACTTACACGGCTTGGGTTATGACGCCCGAGACCAAGGCGATGCGCAGCTACGGTAACTGGCCGTTTAATAGTTACGCGCAGATCGGCGACGTCGTGCTGGCTGCCGGCCCGCAGGGTGTTTTCCGCTTGGGTGGTACGGCAGATATCAGCACGGCGATCATCGCGCGCGTACGGTCAGGGCTGCTCAACTTCGGCACCAGCAAACTCAAACGCATCGACCGCGCGTACCTGGGCTACACGTCCAGTGGTACGCTGTGCCTGCGCGTGTGTGCACTGTCGGAAACGGGTACCAAAGTGGAATACACTTACAAGATGGCGCCGCAACCGGCTGGTGGCCCAGTGGAAGGTCGTGTCCAGGTCGGGCGTGGCCCGCGCTCCGTGTACTGGTCCTTTGAACTATGTAACGATGCGACCGGTAGCGATTTCGAACTTCACGATATTTCGGTCCTGCCGATGGTACTGACTGGGAGGATCATCTAATGTCCGACTCACAACCGGCGCTACTGTATCCCGATGCGATCGGCTCCGGCCCTATCGTTTACGACGCCTACGATAAGTGGTCATCGATTGCCTTGCAGGCGTTCGCCACGGCGCAACAGCTCGCCTCGCAACTGGCTAATATCCCGCTCAGCCCGGTCGCGTTTAACGCCAGTTTCGATCCGCAGTTGGCGCTCAGCGCGTTTCCCGTCATGCCCGCGCCACTCGTGCCGCCGGGTCTGGGGTTCAACGAACCATCGCTGCCATCGCCACCCACCGTTTTTACCATTCCGATGCTGCCGCCAGCACCGTACGTGTCCGATCTATTGGCCACGATGGAAGGTGTCATCAACGCGCTGCTGGCCGGTGGTAACCTGATCCCGGCCGCGGTCGCCGATCAGTTGCGCAACCGTGCTTATACCGAAGCGTTCACCGAAGAGCAGCGTGCGGTCGATCAGGCGTATGACGAGTTCGCCGCACGCGGGTTCTCCGAACCGAGCGGTCAGCTCAATCAACGCGTGACTGAAGCACGGTCTGACGCACGCCAAAAACGGCAGATGGTCAACCGCGATGTGTTCATCCAGGAGCAGACGGTCGCGATCGAGAACCTGCGTTTCGCCGTGACATCGGGCATCCAGCTCGAAGGTACCAAGGTCCAGGTCTACGTTTCCCAGGTCCAGGTCGACGTGGAATACGCCAAACTGGAAGTGGAACAGCAGCGCATTGCACTGGACGGATGGCGTGCATTGGTCGAGCGTTTCGACGCGCAGCTCAAAGGCGAGATCGCCCGGGTCGATTCCGCAGTCGAAGTGTTCAAGGCGCAGGTACAGATTTATACCGCACAGGCGCAAGTCGCCACGATGGCTGGCGAGTACGACAACCGCCGGTTCCAGCTGAACCTGACGCAGGAGCAGGCCATCGTCGACACTGAGATGAAACGGCAGGATCAGCAGTTCGAGCAGATGAAGTACCTGACCACGATCATGATGGAGATCAAGAAAGCCCTGGCGCAGGTTTCGGCGCAGTTGGCTTCGGCCGCGATGAGCGCCGTGAACGTGGGCGCGTCCTTGTCCAGCAGCACCAGCGAGAGTGTGGGTTACAGCTTGAGTGTCGGGTTCTCCGGCAGCATGGACAGCAGTGACTCGTGAAACACAGTATGATAGCGACCATCGGCAGAGCGCCGGGAGCGATGTATGGCCCTTAATCCGAGTCTCATGAGTCTGCCGGGCGTAGCTAATGGGCTGCGCCGCGCGCAGTTGGCGCAGATTAGTGACCCTACCAGTATCGCTGCGCGCGATAACCCCAACAACGACGGCTCGATCCTGTCGCGTACGTACCCCGGGCTCTTCGGTCAGGATGCGCAACCGTCGCTCAACGCGCAGTTCAACGCGCAGCAGCAGCAGGCCACACAGGCGACGATCCAGCGTCAAGGCAATATCCTGACCCTGCGGCGTCAGCAGCTGGCACTCGCCGAAGACCCGCAGACGCAGCTGCAGCTACAGCAGCAGCGCAACGTCCTTAATCAGCGCCTGCTGAATTCGAAACTCAGTGGGTACGGGCAGAACATCTACGGCAACGTCAACCCATCGGCTGCGACGAATCCTCTGGGCGCGACACCGAGCACCGTGAATACCGGTCTGGGCACTGGCCCTGATGACGACGACGAGGAAGATAAATATGGCAGCTACTGATCCGGGTTTGCGTCGCGGTCAGGCGCTGGAAGACTTCAAGAAAAAGCGCGCCTCGATCCGCCGCGCGTATCCTGGCCCGTCAGGACAGGGCGCCGTACCGACGCTTGGTGGCGGTTCGTTGCCACCGCAGATGGGCGGTCCATCCGCCGTGGCCGGCTCACCGGCCGGTATTTTCCCACCGAAGGTAGGCTGACATGGCCGCTGCTG